CTCCATATATTTTAGATGCAGATTCTGATTCAGAAAATCCCAGCAAGCTGAATATCACAATCATTAAAACTATAAACATCTTTTTGAACATTTTTTATAACCCTGCCTCGTATAAGTTTTTAACTTCAGTTGCGCTTAAAGCCCGAGTGAAAATCATCGCTGAATCTATTAGTCCATCATTATTACCTATTACTAAATCTACTCCAGTAGGTGCAGTCATATTCCTTGCATTGTTATTTGTAACATGAGTGCTCTCTACTCCATTTACAAAGAACCTTGCTCCAGAAGAAGTATGCCTTTGGACTACAAGATGTGTCCAAACTCCATCTACTACAGCAGTACCTGCTTCTGCAAAATCACCACCACCACCATTAAAAGTGTAAAAAGTGGCTACCCCATCACCGTTAAGATAAAGAAGATAACCTGCTGCCATCCAAGTTGACTTATCAACTAAACCGGAATTTGGGGCGGGGGTTGTTTCAGGTTTTAACCACATAGCTATAGTCATCAGTTCGGTTGTGCAATCACAGGCGGCAGCAACTCCACAATTTACTACATCCGAGTTGTCCTTTTCAAAATCCAGAGCCATTCCATTCCTACCCTTTCCTACCCATGTTGCACCAGTTATAGTGCCATGATTACCATTGCCACTTAAATCCCTCAGTGTTGCACCAGCTTTTTCAAATGTGTAATATGCTTTCAATGCAGGGTCACATAAGATAGGATGCAAGTATGGCTTCATCAAACCTTTTGCCCTTGGAGCTACTATTGTAGGGACAGTTAAAACTTCCATGTATTCTTACTCCCTTCTGGTAACTTTTATGGTTGCATCTAATCTTGCACCAGTATTTAAATCAACATATATCTTCCACCAGATTGAACCACAGTTAACAAAATATGACACCACCGCACCTGCTTCAAAATTCTGTTCTGCTCCCCTAAGAAGTTTATATGTTCCGTCCTCTGTATCGCAGGTCATTATATTTACATCCCAATCCTCCGCTGTGCTTAAAACCGCTGTGGAGTCCACCGATATTTCTACGGGGGATTGTGCCTGACCCATATATATTGATGTATCATTGTCGTCAACTTTTCCAGACCCACTAACCCCTGTATATGTCAATGTTGCAATCTTATTGGCAAAAACTACATTCCCGCCATCTATCTTAGGCATGTTATTCTCCTTTTAAACTTAAATGTTACTTGGGTATTTTTTTTAAACACACAGCGTTTGTATGCTTAAAAAAAAGGGGGGTAGAATCACCCCCCCCCTTAGAGTTGTTATGCTAAAGTCAGATTAGCCTGTGCAATCTAACTGCTTGACTGCATCTCTGAATATGCAACTGAAGAAAATCGTAGTTGTCATATACATCTGCTCGACCTGACGAGAGATGACCCTCTGAGTTTCAGTCAAATCCATACCAGCGTATGTGTATGCCTGCATAGCATACCTCTTATCAACTGCGAGAATTTTATTCGCCATGATAGAGCTGTGCACGGTTATCAGGGGATTCGGCATCCTTAACCCTGACTGCGGGTTGGGAGCTCCACCTGTCTGCCCTGTGGAGATAAGGGTATATAACCACAATGGCATGGTGTTTGAAGCTGTCTGCACGTTCATCAGCCTTGCATAGCCAGCCTGTGTTGTTACACAGGTAATCGGACTATATGGAAGCATAGCCAAAAGCCATTCAATCCATGCAGTGTATGTGATGTCGGCAATTGTTGAGTTGCCAGTAACACCACCATAACTGGAAAGGCTGTCATCTGAGAGCAGTGAACCTTCAACGGAAGTCCCGTCACCCTGAATCAGCACTTCTATTGCATCAGAAATATCGTCTATAGAATTCTGCTGGACGATACCTGCAATAGCAGTCTGTAAAACGGGGAGAGATACCTGCTGGATGAATTCATAACTCCATTCCAGACCGATACCTTTTTTCGTTCCACGTGCTGTTTTATCACTCCATGTGAGTGTGGTGCGGGGGATTTCTGCTGCTTCCGCCACGTCTTTCTTCCGCTTCTGGGCGGCCGTCTGAGTAATATACAGATTTCTGACAACTGTTCCAGTAGCTATGTTCTGAATCGAAGAAACTATGTCCTGAAGATTTGTTGTGGTTGTATCAACAAGCGCTACCCTTGCAGCCCTGTTAAGGAACTCAGGGAATAGCACGGTGTTGTCATCAGATGTGAAAAACAGTCTCCCCTGTCCTGCGGGGATGCCTGCCTTGGGATTACCATTTACGTTAATCCCCTGTTTTTTTAAGACTCTCTCAAAAGCATCAAGCTTATCTTCGGGTTCTGTAGGTGACATTGTTTCAAGTAACTGAGAAAGTGTCATGCCATTATCCGCAGCTTGCGAATACAGTCTTGGAGTAAGCTTAAGTTCTTTAAGGTCTTTAGTAAGAACCTTTATCTCGTTCATCAATTTCCTCCTTGTTGGAATATAAAAAAGCTTCCCGAAACACAGAGAAGCTTTTTATTGTTACGTTAAATTGTTAAACTTATTTAAGTCTGAAACTACAGGTTGTGCCCGATGTGGTAACATTTACAACAACAACAGAAACACCAGAACCATCACCTGTTTTTACTTTTGCACCACTGTCTCCTGCACCTGCTGCATAAAGGTCAGTATCGCCCAATGTCGGAGCTGTTCCAGAATAAGTAACATTCTCAAAATAACCCCTGTCCTGCACTGTGCAAAGACCTGAAGAAGAAGCAGCGGCTGAAATCTGGTCGACTCTGCCTATGAACTTATCATCTTCGGCAGCCTGGACAACAGTATCAGAAACTGTTATTTTGACGAACCTGTTTTCGTCACTTCCTCTTGTGAAAGCTGACTTGAAACTTGTGTAATGAGCATCGAGCCCCTTATATCCTACGCTTGCTGATGGCATATTGCCTCCTTGTTAAATAAAAAACCCGACTTTGGAATCCTCGGGTTTCTATGTTTTGGTTAATGGTTTAGTTTGGAATTACAGACGTCTCATAGTGTAAAGCTCATCATTGTCACGGTGAGTGTATACTTTCTTATCCTTATCATCTCCACCTTTGCTGTGCTGACCAAGTTCTTTCTTCGAAAGCTCTTCCGTCATCAGCTCGATTTCGGCTTTAAGGAATTTTATTTTTTCATTATCGTTCAATGCTTTTAATGAAGTATCTTTCACTTCCCTGTCCCACTTATCGCCATGCAAAGAAACACCACACTTATGATACTCGGCGGTTTTCCCCTCTATATGGGCTGCACCTATCTGAACCAGTTCTTTGTTTTCATCAGCCTCAGCATTGAGATTGGCAAAACTCTTTACGAGTTCCCCATGTTCTTTAGTGAGCTTCTCCATTTCTTCTGTTACTGTCTCATTGTCCTTTGTAAGCTCTTCAATGGTTGTTGAGAATGAGTCCTTTTCATTTACAACTTCCGCAAGTGCTGTTTCATGTTCTGTTTTCAAAACATATTCTTCAGCCAGTTCTTTTTTAAACTTGGCTTTTACATCTTTAAATGTCATGTCTTCCTCCTGTTGTAGACTTTCAAAAAGATTTATTGGCACAGTGAGCTTATGGCTCAATTCGCCAGAAAGTCCAGTTTTTTTAAGTTTTTTCCAGTTAAGTGTGGCTGTGTCTTTTTTCCTGCCTCTTGACATCTTACCTTTAAATTTAGCACCCGGAAGTGCTCCCTTCCAAACTCCAGAAATTTCACCAGCAAGATGTGCATTTTCTATGGTGCATGTAGACATCTTACCTTCATATTCAACACCCGGAATGTGAGGACACTCAGGGTCTCTTATATCTAAATCACACATGTCACACATGGGGTCTCCATCTTCCCATGATACTGACACATCAGTTAAATGCCCCGCCTCAAAAGCTTTTATAATATCATCAGTAGTCTGTCCACCAGAATCTAAGCCCTTAAGCATATAAACTGGAGCTTCAACTACATACCCTTCCAGTACCTTTCCAAGACTTCCACCTAACCACGTCCCCATAGGGATGCCCGCACTGTGGTTTATAAGGAACTTCTGGGGGTTCTCCATATCGTTAAGGTCGTTCACAAAGTTATGCAAGCTGGTAGCCCCGAGAAAATAACTATATTGAGTTATCATAAAGTCATTAGCTACAGTAGCATCAAGCATGTAAATATCCTCTGCCTGCAATTCCTTCTTCGATAAGTATTTGTTTATGTAATTAAGTTCTGATTCATTCGGTTCTCTTACCATCTATCCCTCCTGTAATAATTCTACTATTGCTTTTTTTACGTCTTCATATTTGATAGTATCTATACACGGTCTTTGACATCTTGCGTTACCATGACACGGACTTATGAAAGGACAGTTCCTTATCCAATCTGGAGTAATAACTACACCTTTAGTTTTAGGACTCGCTGTTGCTCTCGGAGATGCACAGGAAAAAATTGCAACCTGTGGAGTCCCCAATGCGCTTGCACAGTGGTGGGGAAAACTGTCAACACCTGTGAATAACCTTGCATGGGCAATCACCCATGCTGTTTCACGGAATGAAAGTTTACCCTTTAAATCTATGGCATCTTTCACTGCCAAATCACCCTTACTGCCTATCTGGACAATCGGCATCTTTATATCTTCGAATACTTCATCATAATATCTGTAAATTCTATAAGGATGCCCACCAGTAGTGTGAACTACGATATAGTCCTCTGGCAATTCAATGTCTTTAGGTTTCTCACACTGAATACTCACATCTTCGGGCTCTACCCCGCATATAACAGGATAAAGCTCTGCCAGAGATAAATCCCCTGTTCCCCAATTACCATTTTTAATTTTATCTATATGGGGTTTGTAAACAAACGGATAAGCCGCTAATAGATTTCCATTCCAAGGAATAAGTTTGTCTATATAGGGATTCCCCCTTAAAATATCCATATACATAGGGTGAGTCATATAGTGAAGCTCAAGCCCCTTATGCTTTTCTTTTAAACCCTTTAAACACTGAGTCGAAAGAAGAATGTCCCCTGCTGTTTCATACTGTGCAAAAAGAAACGCCTTACTCGGGTCGACAGCTCGGAAACTTGTAGTTGCCATATCGTCAAGCTCCTTGAAAGCTTCACTCCACATCCTACATATAACTTCTTTCTTAAAATTAGCTGCTGCGTATTTCCGTGCTTCTTGGGTTTTTTGTTTGTCTTTAAGATTACTTATCTCCAACAGCTTGCTCGCTATATCGTCCGTATTAAGCACGTTATATAAACCAGTCGAATCAAAGTCGGCTTTATCTTCAGTGGTCTTTATCTGCCAAGTAAAATCTTTATATTCTTCCGACATAGCAATGTTTTCGGGCATCAAAACTGGAACACCAGAAAGCATCGCCTCCGTTATAGGTAAACCCCAAGCCTCAGACCATGAAGTATTCAAAAGAACATCAAGTGATGCTATTAATTTTTTATAATCAGCGAGTGACAATCCTATGCGTGGTTTAAACCCACGTATATGGACAACATTGCCTACTATATCCAGTTCTTCAATAGCTCTTAAAATTTGCACCCCAACTTCACTGTGAATATATAAAATAGCATCAGGCTTTGACTTTAAAAGTTTTTTGAATCCCACAAGTGCTGACATCATATTCTTTCTCGGATTTTTGGCAGCACCTACATAGCCGACAATAAATCTATCTTTGAATATGTTGAAATAATCATTCCTGAATTGAATCCTGTCAAATGGATTTAATTCGCTAAAAACGCTTTCAACCCCATGCGGGATTATTTTTACATCCTTATCAACATGTTTTTGGATTTTGTCTTTACCATATTGATTGGGAGTTATAACTATGTCTGCCTGCTGGACAAGCCTTAAATATTCGGGATAAGTCTTACCATCCACAGTGTAATAGCAGATAATCTGGAAATCCTTTCCACCCCGTTTGGCAAGCTCCTGCTTTAGAAGAGCGATTTTATCCCCGAGCGGACTGGTCAAATACATATCCTGATAAACAAAAAGGATATCATACAGCCCCGTCATTAGTTGCTCTATCACAACATCAATCCCGCTACATTGTGTATGGTTTCCCTTCAAAATGCTTCTGAATTCGCCGCTTACCTGTTCGATTTCCTTTGGATTAAAAATAGGCAGAATCCTGTAAGGGAGTTGGTGTCGCTCACCGTGATAATCTTTACCAATAATACTTATATTATATTTGTCAGTTTTGTAAAGGCAGTCTAAAATTAAACTTGCCTGTCTACCGAAACCACTTGCTACCGTAGGGCTTGAACACCATGCTAATATCTGTTTTTTCAAAGAACCTCTCCTTTTGTCTTATGACTTTGGTTTAATCAATATATTCGCAGATTTCCCTGTTCCAGCATCGCCTGCAATATTTAGGATAATCCAGACACTTGATTTCCCGTTTATTATTTGACGATTTATTTTTGTCCCGCTTCTTTTTTCCCACTCAATTTACCTTCAGAAACCTTCTCTATCTTTTGAATAATCTCCACTTTATTGAGAAGTTTTTTAATCCTCTTTATCCTTTCGGGGTCTTGAAGTCCCTTCCTTGTTTTTTTATTTCCCTCTACCACTTCTTCTATCCCTATTGGTTTCAGAACGCTTATCTTCCTTCTCGTCTTCAGCCGATGAAGGTCTCTCTGGCTCATTAGGCTTGTTACCCACAATGCGTTCTTCTGCTATATCATCAGGAGCTTTACCTTTCAGCTCGAGCAGTGTCCTTATAAGTGTCTGTTTTTCCTCAAGCCCTATTGACTGCTCATTAAAAGCTAATGCAATATTGGAAAGTGTCACCGCTTTCCACTGAGCCATTTCCTCGTCTGTTCTAAGCTCTGGCTTTTTAAATTTAAAATCTACAGTGGCAATAATACCGTGCTCATATCTTAATATCATTTCGAAAGCTCTCCCATAGAGCTTCTCGACTATTTTTTGGAAGCCACCGATTATCTTTATATATAGAACCATTTCAGCGGATGTGAAACCTTCAGAACCACCACCAAATTTTTTACTTAAAAGAACAGAGAATGTCTTTAGCCCGTTTGCTATCTGGTTGTCAATAACATCGAGCAAAGGCTTTGGGTTAAACATAGCGCCTTGACCAGTTCTTATTTGTTCCACTTCCATTGAATCGGTGTGGACAATATTTGCATCTGGCTCTATATTTTCATAATCAGCCCTTATTTCACTTAAGACATTTGTTACATAATCTCTTTTCTCTATCGGACTTCTGACAGAGGGGGGCAGGTTTTTAGAAATCGCTTCCTCGAGTACCTTAAAGCCAAGCCTGTCCCATCCGTTAACATGGATAGCTCGCTGTAAGTCCTGCATGACCATAGCTTTAAATAAGATGGGCTGGATTGCCGAGGAAATCTGTTCCTCTCCATACGGGTCATCACCCATAGGGTCAACGGGTATATAAATTACATTTGCATAATCAAGGACTACCTGCTTCCCATCCTGATGCTGTTGCGGGACATAACGCCCGTCTTTATTACGGGCAAATGTTAAACTCCAAGGGTCTATATAATGCAGAGTGTCCGCAGACATCTTTTCGTCAAAAACTATTTCAGCAGCAACAGCTCCCTTAAACAGGGCGTCAAGGGCAAGTTTAGAAGCAAGGCTGTTAATGTCTTTAGGTAAAGAAAAACCTTCTTCGCTTGGCTGCCCTAATCTTGAAAGTGTTTTCAAGAGTAGTTCCCTTGCGTTCTTGTTTATTTCGGTATTCTTTTTCTTTACGACAATACTGTGTCCACTTTCAAAAGTCCTTAGAAATGTGGTAATGGCAGAAGATGTTTCTGGAGAAATAGCCCTGATAACCTTGATAATATTCTCATGGGTATAAGACCTTATCTCAGTCAGGTCTTTATTCTGATAATCCCTAAATTTTCTGCCGATTAAAGATATAGGCGCTACAGCAGAGAATGAATCATCAGCCCGACTTCGCCTGCCTGTCACGACAAGGCTGCCACTCTGGTTCTTTTTTCTGAAACGATTTATAAGTCCTGTAAAGAATCCCAATAAAAACTCCTAATTGTGTTATCCACCGATTTTTAGACCAACTAAACTTAGACACCCTATTCGGGTATCCTTTGGATTTATTACTGAATATATTTCAAGTGCCTGAGACGCATATTTGCCAGCCTGACAGTAATGGTCAGGTTTGTTACCGAGCTTAAAATACCTGACCCCTAAGTGTCCCCTATTGATACCGTCCTTGCCAATATTGTCACTTTCAGATTCCTTATGAACCGCAAGGTGGTGCTTAACAAAAATATCTAATACCCCACCATCGTCTTTCGCATATTCCCAATAGTGGGATTTGATAGCATCAAAATAACTTTCCAAAACAAGATGCTTATTTTCCTTGACCATCTTAATAACATTTTCATCTTCGTCCTTGAGCTCAACCTTGAGCCTGTCAATTTGACTGCCTGAAGAATGATTCCTCCAGACTATATCTATAAATTCTAACGCTAAGTTATCAGCAAGCGCAGCATTGGGCAGCCTGTCAATCACTACAACTTTAGGCTTCCAGTATTCAATAAGTTTGCTTATCCTGCCCTTTCTAACATCGAGCCGATTATCCTTCACCTTTTCAACTCGGCTGAAGGCATCCATATCTTTGCTGTGCTCACAGTAGACCATCTGCCCTACGCCAACAGGATTTATGTCCGTCCTTGAATCTGGCTTGAGCCTTACAATTGTTATATAGCTTCCTTGGTCAATCCCCATAACGTGTATATAATCTTCATCATACACACCCCATCGAAGGTCAGGGTTTATGTTGCTATATAAATCGTCTGCAACAATTTGAATTAAAGAATCCCGGTATGGCTGACCGAGGGCAAAATTATGGAAGTCTTTTGTAGAGTGCCGATAGTCGGTATCTCTTGCCGAAAGCACCCTTGCTGCTGTGTTGTGCAAAGTAGCGAACGGAAAGCGGTATCCCCTTATTCCACTACCATTCTTAGTTCTATCTGGATATTTAGCAACCCACTCTGAATTGTGTGTTTTGTGCGGGTCGTTCCTATCCCATTTCCCTATCTCATGGAAATTAAGTTTTTCCTTACAGCTAAGACACATCCAATAAGGCTCTTCTGCTGGTTTTTTATCACCCTTCTCATAAAAATGAGCCATAGAATCGGGGTAAATAACCTGCTGCCAATGATGACAGCGAGTGCACTTAATCATCCATTCGTGCTGGTCAGACAGCTCGAATTTACCACTTATTAAAAAACCATCTTCCTCTGGTATAGTCGGAGTTCCATATCCGATATATAAGCCAGTGTGATACTTGTTCTTAAATACCTGCGCTTTCTTTAGACGTGCATAAAGCATGTCCCTGATAGTGAGGTTCTTACCTTGGTCATATTCATCAACCGCCACTATCTCCGCAGGTATTGATTGGACTTTGGCTTCAGAACCCCGCCCCATTGAATATAAAAAAGAGCCATGAAACGACAACAACGACAAGGATTCGCTTTGCCCCGTCTTAACAGCTTCCATTAAAGTCGGAGATTCACGGACTGCTTTAGTCTGCACCCTGTCTTTTACAAAATCCCTTACATCGTTCTCATTGGGGAACGAATAAATTCCCCTGATACCGAGAACACATTTTTCTTCCTCGCTCCCCTCTTCCTGATAATAAAAAGGCGTCAGGGAATATTTCATTAGAATAGCGAGAACCTTCCGCATCATGGTTTCGGTAGCACCGACCTGAGCAGCTTTTAAAATAAACTGTCTCGGGTAAACATCTTCAACTGGCTGGATACAGTATTCGTAACCCTGAAATGAAAAGGGCTCTCCGTTCAAAAAGGTGTTGTCACATATCCACTCTACTAAACTTACGCCTGTATCAATATCTACTGACTTGTGAAACTTATATAACGACTGTTGAATGTCAGGATGCAGGGTTTCTAAAAATTCCATCTTCTAAAGCTCTTTTGAAAAGGGGTCTAATATCAACGAGTACCCTTTCAGCTTCCCCCTTCTCTTTTATTTGTTTTACCGCATCCCTCAACGCTTCCCTATTAAGCCTGTTAACGCTTTCAATCAGCACCTGAGTTATCCAGCTAATCATATTGTCAAGCTGTTTTTTCTTTTCTAAGGTCTGTTTGGAAAGTGTTTCGGAAGAGCGCCTGTTTATCTCTTTTTCTAAATCTATTCTGTCGTGTGCACTCAGTCCTTTTTGGTCTCTTAGTTTCAAAAGAGACTGCATCGAGTCACCCGATATTTCCTCGGGGTCGACCTCTTCGCCTTCCGCTACCCTTCTGCCGACAACGGTTTGATGTGAAGCTGGTGGTTCACCCCTTTGAACCCTGCCCCTTATGGCTTCCTGAGTAACACCGACAAGGGCTGCAAGTTCCGAAAGAGTGAAAGCACCTTTCTTATTTAAATACCAATAAACATCATTGGGAAACTGGTCTGATTTTAGTTTCTTGGCTTTCTGTTTTTTACTTAGGACAGTAAGAATATCGAGGTCAGCTTCGTCATCGCTGTAATGCTTTTTGAGGTCGGTGAGCATCTTCTCGACCCGATGAAGCTTTTCATCGTCAACAGAGCCATTCGCCTGATAATGAAGATTGAGTTCATTGAAGGCAAAGAAAGTGTTGCTAATATCATCTTTTAAGGACATAAATTATTAAGGGATAATGGTAGAAATATGGTCTAACTCAATCCGCCAGCGCTTACATGTGGAACTGACTAAACTGTTGAAGGTTTTTTCCATAGCAGATTTTGAGCTGTAGGCTTCGGAACTCATTATAATATTTCCGTTTTCTGCCATAATCCGCATACGCCACTTTTTATTTTTGTCTTCGAAAAGCTCTATGTAATACATCCGTTAAGCACACATCCCTTCTTGGTATCACAATTTGTGATTTCATATGTCCCGTATATGAAATCCCTATTTGGACAGCCAAAACATACCTTAGTCCCTGCCAATGAACAATAACAATTTGTCATTTAATTACCTCAATATATAAGGGTATAGCTCAAGATGAAACACCATCTTACATTTAGAACATGTTAGAAAAATCTTGTGCAGTTCTTCCCGACTGAAAGATATTTCAAAGAGAGTGTTACCTACACATTCCTTTGCCCTGCACATTACTGTCTTCACTGATAATATTCCCTGTCCAGTAAGCCACGATTTTTAAATGCTGTATAAGCCAACTGGTCAAGAATTTTGTGTTCCTTGTTCATCGGGGTTTTAAACCCCCACAGGTAAATATCGCTATACTTCCCCAACAGCACCTTGCCCCACTTCCCCATTTGCTTTAAAGCAATTTCACAATCACAAATAAAGATATGGGCATCCTCAAGGGTCTTACCCCTACCTTCTTTCTTGTAAGGGTTAGCTCCCCTGATGAAGCCGACTGCTGCTTTTGACTCGAGATACCTTGATATTACAGTTTGTAATGTCATAATATTAAAAAGGTAGCGCTACCCGATTAAAATCAAATCTTTTTCCTGCTGTTTTTTTTCAATCCGAAACTTCGGATGAAGAAGGTGGGCAGATTTGTTTGCCCTTCTACTTAAGGTGGAAGTTATTATAAGAAATGATAAGAAGGCGGGGTTAAAGCTTTATTGCAGCTTTCATTATTACCTTAATAGCCTCAGCATAATGGTATCTTACGGTTTGAGGATGTAACTTCATTTTTTTTGCTATAGCAACAAAAGCTTTACCTTTTAAAATTTTCTCAATAAGTATTTTTTTCTGTTTTCTATTTAATGTTGATAAGTTAAGACTCTCAAATTCCAGTTCTGGTAATTTCCTCTTTTTCTTCTTCACTTAAATCTCCCATTGATATATCTTCATTTCTTACAGAAACATAATCTTGGTTAACGTAATTTTCAGCTTCTTCACACAATTCGATGCATGTAGTATATTTAATACATTTAGGACAATGTAACTTCTTTACCTTTTTCATGGTGCTCCTGTTCCGCTGGTCTCAGACCCCCTTTGAGTTCTTCGAGCCCACCAAATAATCTTTTTATTTTTCTCTTCTTTCTGTCAATCCTCGACTGAGCACTTCCTTTTTCTTTGTCAAACTCTCCCTTCCGCCTTGAATGAAAAAAGGACAGATTGAGCTTCCCTTCTGCCTCGACCCTTCTGGTTACAGCACGTTTAGTTTTCAGAGCATTTAATCTGAGCAATTTCCATATCCTTACTCGTTCCAGCCTTAATTCCCTTTCATCCTCAAGGGTCTTTTCGTATATAGATGTGAATTTGGCTTTAAGTTGTGCAGCCTTATTCTCGAAAGCCTTACCAGTCCATTTTAAATATGTGATTCTTTTATTAAGCCTTTTTATATCTTCTTTTAAATCTTCATTCGCCAGCCTGTAACCGTAAGCCCTGCAATAGCGGGCACTCCTTACCAGTGGGCACATCCACGTACCAGAATGACACACATATCTCTTGTTGAACACTAACCACTTACAGGGGTTACTTTCGTTGATAGTCAGGCAGAGCTTTATAGGTCTTTGGGGCTTCTTAACACGCTTAATCTTCTGAAACATATTTCTTTTTCAAGGCTTCTTGGTTTTCTTTTATTGAGATGTCAAGACCAGAAAGCCACATTCTCATAAAACTTACGACAACGAACATACCAGCTACTTGCAGAAAGGTAATTGTTATCGGAAAAACATAATTTAAGATTGCCTGCATCATCCAAATAATTATAACGAGAACTATTATGGAAAATATTGTCGGCATGGGTTTAGTCTTCATTTCTTTTCTCCTTCAGGTGGCTCTCCGAGCCCCTGTCCTTCTAACACCCTTGCGATACCATCAGCACAAGAGAGGGCATGTTTTGTTGTGTCTTTTTGCCAATCTATTGCCTGCCCACACATAGTCCCTTTCATTATCTTTATGATTTTTCTTAAGGTATCTTCTCCCTTAGAACTATCCTGTATAGCTATCGAGATAACTTCAGCCCATGCTTCCATCTGCACCCTGATACAGCTCCCGTTCCTGCCCGCTGTGGCTTTCAGACCTGTTATCGTATCTGGCTTAAGGGCGTTCCCCTTATGCGTTATAGTTAGATTTAATTTGCCACATCCTATCTTTTTTTCTACTGTGATACTTTTTGACATTTAATCTCCCGTTCCTTAGCCAAATAACCCGCTAAAAATATTTCCTCATAATGCCCGTCATGCAATTTATATACTGAGTGTTTACCAAATACAAACCAGTTCTTTTTCTTATATACCCGGAAAGCCTTCTGGCAGCCCTTGGGCATCCTGTCGAAATATAGTCCCATTATTTGACTTCCGTATGAGTACCATCTTTATATGCTCTCCTTTCATCACACCATGAACCACAATCTTTACACTGATACCTTTGATACTTACGAACCCTTGTGTAAGCAAACCCGTTTTTTCTCAGGTTAGGACTACCACATACAGGGTTTGGGCAACACAGCCCATCCCTAAATAGCCCTGCATTAAGAGGATTGTTCTTAACATAGGGCATCAGTTTCTCGAACACAAAATACAGAGCGTCTATATCTCCCCTGTTATAAACAGCCATCCTCTTGAGTGCCTTTTCGTCTCCTTCCCAACACTTGAGCCATAAATCAGAGGGGTTTGTTATCTTCCCTTTATGCCCTAAATACTTAGCTATGAAATTAAGTTTGTTAGAGGCAAAATTAAAATGCTTACTCGCAATCTTCTTTGTGTCTAAGCTGATGATTTTAGGCAGTGGTGGCAAGTCGTGTGCAATCATTCTTGAGGTAAGGACTGGTAAATCAAATTTAGAATTGTGAGAGGGGAAACCCTCCATTATATATGTTTGGGTTGATGTGCTTAATTCCACAATGTCTTGCATACCTAAAATCTGTACCTTCTTAATTGTTTCCCACTTCTTTGTTTGCATAGCCCCAATATCAGCGATATCAAGTTTGGGCATTAACCTCTCGGGTCTTATTGTCCCCAAAAATCTCAACTCTTCATCTTTCCCCCCTCTTAAATAAATTCTATGCACACTTTTGTCTGTCATCTTACTGGGATTAAATCCCCTGAGTTTAAGTTGTTGTAATGTCATTTTTAGTGCCTCGTTATTTTTCTGTGCCATACCAACCCGGATGGTTTTACCATGTAATGTGTTTTTTATACTCAAATGCCCTTCACCATCAAAAAAAACAGCTAAATAACCAGCGCCAAAAGAACTGTCTGTACTCCACACATCAAGAACCCTCGATACTTTATCACCCGCTTGCAATTCCCCTGCCTGTTTCCACTTCAAATTATTATGAACCTTTTTATTGGATGACATAAGCAGCGGATGCCCAGCCGAACATGTTATAACCCTATCGTGAAAAAATATTCTTACTACTGGTTGTTTGGATTCACCTACATGGGTAACAATACTGTTTTCATATTTCCTGCGATACCCTGAACCAACAACATTGGCGTTAAAACCAGCCAATTTATCACCCACCTTTAGCGAACCTGCGTTAACCCACCTTAAGCCACTTGTTAATATCTTCTGGTCTGGGGTCGGACAACCATAGTGAGCCACATGAGCGTCAGCCCCGCTTAAAATCTTGTGCATTTCTTTCACCACATGGTAATCATCATGGTTGTTTCTTTTAAACCTCTTATAGTCATCTAAGATACTTGTTGTGTGTGTTTTGCTCTCACCATACCAACGATATGAAGCACAATAAATATGTCTATGTGTTATTACATTTTCAGCAGGTATGTTCTGCTTATACAAACCAAACGATAAAACCAAGTTATGACTTGTCTCCAAGTCCCATAATAATATTTTTGGCAATATGTTCTCCTTATCCAGCCCCTTTTTTTTCCTTCTGTTTTTGTTTCCACAGTTCACGCTTCTGTTTATTCAAAATCTTTGCCAGCTCTGGTCTTGCCCACGTGATTGCTCGATTCTCTATATCTATAACCTGTTCCACAGGACACATCCTCACAATAGGTTTCTCGCCAGTCCTGACCGCCATAAGGTGAGAATCTTTAGGTTCTATTTTTATCCTGTGATGCTTTCTATATTCAGCTATTTCTTCTTTCGTGCCGTATTTATAATCTCCGCAAAGTTTGCAGTAAAAACTGTAATGACTCATAATGATGCCTTACCCCTTAACAAGTTCCCGTAGGGGCAATAAAATCCCCTTCGCTTGGTCAAAATCTCCACCCCTTATATCCCTCTTGGAATTTAAATATTTTCTACAGAGATTTTTCAATGTTTCTACTTTAATTAAAAAAATATTTTCGTTAGTTATAACAAATCCCCACCAACTTGCATGGGTTGTCGCAATCCCCGAAGGTTTACCCCTATCACTATATTCAATAAATAAATTACCCGTCTGTGTGGCTTGTAGGTCGGCCTTAATCTCTATTTTCTTATTTTCCAAAATGCTTGCTAAATATTTCTCCCCTACTTGTCCCACCTTAAGGTCAAATTTAAAATCAGAATTAAATTTCATTTCCCATAATAAAAAAAGCCCCGTTACCCCCTTTCATCAGCAAGTAACAGAGCCTACCCCTCAATAAGCTTTTTTTGTTATTTCGTATTACATGCTTTTTAGTTTCCAGTAACCGTTTGCAATCGGATAATGTTCAGCATAATTTTCTTTCATCCCTTTAACCCTATGGCAAAAATCAGTTACCTCCCATCCGTTGCTTACAAAAACCTGCCCCCACCAGTCCTCGTTCTCCCTGATAATATGAGAGCTGTCCATTTCATAGTTAGGTGCTCTATATTCATTATTGTCAGCAAGAGGAATGACGCAAAACATCTTATCCCCCTTAAATGACAGCTTCCTTAACAGGTCGCTTATTTCTTCGTGGGAGATATGCTCGAAAACATCCTTTGATATTATCCAGTCAAAAAACATGTTTTTAGGCAGGTCTCTAAAAACAAGCTCCCCAACTTCAGGGTCTAAATTAGTGAGACAATATGTGGAGTTTTCTACCCCCCACGCCTGCCTGTGCAACCAGCGCAGTCCCTTAACAATAAAACCCTTTCCACATCCGAAGTCAAGTATCCTCATCCCCCTTGTTAATTCTAAGTGGTCTATGAAAGCCATACAGAACGGTAATGTCTTAGACGGTATCCACCTGTAATTCTGATAGCAGGACTTGCCCGTTTCTATCCCGTGCTCGTAATAGTCTTCATCATACAGTTCTTTAATTATCCGCTTAATCATCTACTTTGCGCTCCTTATAATCTGGCAAATCGTTTAGTTCTGGCGGTAAGATACCAAGTGCAATTAATTCCTGCTGGTGCATAATAGCACCTATGTTCCAAAAAGCATGTCCCCAATGGTCTTCATCGGTCAGCCCTTGCATGGCTTGTAGAATATGCCTTATGGCTGAATCAACATAGCGAGACATAGGCATCCCTTTTTCCCAATTGCGGTCATCATATTTCTTTGCTCCACGCTCCATTATGTCTGCATAGCGCTTGAGAGCAAAGATGCTCATTAAGTCGTGCCTGCCCTTTCCTTCCCTTATGTCTCTCACAGCACCACTGCTATGCTGCTCTCTCTTCCCACTGTCTTTTAATTTAAAACATTTCATACATAAACCCCTCTGCTTTAAAATAATATTGACCATCACTATATTCACGTAAATAAATAACGGGGATTCTAAGCTCGTTTGCTGTTGCTATTTCTTTTTGTGTCCCCACAGAACTCTCGCTGTCGGGACAGACAAATACCACATCACATGCTTTAAGGAATGGCTGACTATTATTAAAGTAATCTCCATAATTAAAGTCTCCGTTCACCAGCCCCTCTAAAAAATCCATACAAGGGATATAGACTGCATACCCTATCCCACGCACATATCTGGCACATTTTATCATCTGGTGCATATTCTTAATGTAACCCACCGCATCGGCATTTAATTTCCCCGCAATATAAGCTTTTTGCATTTTATCTCCTATAGAAATTCCTCACAGTCCTGTGTATTCCTAATGTAATCCAACTCCTGATTGTTCTCTGTGAACACACAATCTGCACATTTTGTGCCATCAAGGGGCGCTATCTCTCCACTGTATATCTTGCGGGCATCTGACCAGTGATACCACCTATATTTGGGATTAAACTGTCTGTCAGCATCATCATTAAGCACAGTGGAAGAACACGGATAAACATAGCCATCAGCATTTAAAAATGGTTTGATATACCCTACTAAGCAATTTTTATAGACAGCCTTGGTTTTTCTTTGGTAGAATAATGGAGCTCCTATATAACTGACAATTTCCGCTATCTTCCTGTGTTTACTTTCAATTTCCCCAATACAATTAGGGACAACCCTCACATATTTAACATTGTGTTTTATAGCAAGGTCTCTTACTTCCCATAGAGTCCGGATTGTGCTGTCTCCGTCATAATCAAAACAGTATGAAAAACCAAGATGCGCATCCTTGTGGAGTTTAGGGATAAAAATCTCTTTCCCATAATCAAGGCTATTGGCTGATATGCGTAACCATGAAAGTGTTTCTGGATTTTTCAGCTTTTCGAGTAACGTCCCGTTGGTAATTAAACCTATCTGGAGACGAAGAATATATGCGTAATAAACAATTTCATTTATATACGGATGAAGCATAGGTTCTCCACCACCCGTTATTTCTACAGTCTTAGTGCCTAAATCCCTAAATAGTTTCAAGGCATGTAAAATGTCATCTGCTGGGAGTTCTTCCTTGCTATCTCTTTGGGCAACAGAACAGAAAGCACATTTGAGATTACATTTGTTAGTTACCGCCAACTGTAAACTGTGCGGTCTGGCTTTGCCACTATGTAATAGCCTGATTAAATCTGGATGCCTTAAAATCTTTTTACCAGTAGACGTATAAGTGTGAACCTTACTCATTTGTCCCCTTTGAGCCCTTTATTGGAAAATTTTCCACAATACAACAAATACCCATGTAATAGGATTTATTAGGAGAAAACCAATTGCTATCCCAGCTACCAATAGTGAAAATAAGAACATCACAACAAATACTTCAAACAAGTCCTTCATTTTTTCCCCTATCCAATGCGACTAAATGCTTCACATAGCTATCAATAAAAGACCGCCTTTCCACTGTGAAGTTCCTCAGTATGATGAAAATATTCTCCCCTAATGTTTTTTCATCTGAGACGCCAGCTTCAATCCAACATAGGAAGTCTCCACAAATTTCGCATCTGCCTTTATCAATGTTTGTCAATTTTTACCTGCCCTAAACGGATATTGTCACCTAAATTTCTAAAAGCTTCATGGGCATACGGGTATCTCATAGCAAACTCCGCCTGCTCTGCTTCTGTTGATATATTTTTAATCCTGCTTTCATCAAAAACGTGACGTGCTTCTTCGTTCCATATCAAACCTAACCTTGCTACCACTTCTTTTATCCTGTAAGGTTCTTTATATGATCCTCCGTTCTAAATGGATACTGTTTATCTTGTGGACAGGTAAGCGCTATAGCTTCTGACACCACATAGACGGGGATAAGCTTTTTCTTCATTGCCTCATATGCCATATACCTTTTATATCCGTCCCGCCTTTGGAAGAAAATATCGCTATCCTTTTTTGTCACCAGTATCGGCTCTATCTGGTATCCCTGTTCTATTTTACTTTTCATCCACTCAACACCCGCCTGATGCTCTTTATAGTCGGCTTCTAAATGTTCTTGTGAATACCCCTCTAAACCCAACCAGCCCTCTTTTGTGGGGAAGTGGATATGGTCGTAAGGATTAACACTTGCCAGTGGGAGCATTGTCTCTCTAAGTTTAACAGACAATGAGTCTTTAAACATACAAGCCATTTTAATAAATTCTGACATCTTTAACTCTAAACGTATATCCCCATAATGAAAATGGATACTACCATTCTCCTGCTCTTCTATTTTCCACTGTTGCTTGAAGATTGTATCTTCGGTAATTTTAGTAAGACACAAAACTGTATCTTCCTCTGCCAATCTTCCACTCCATCCAGTCCCCGCCTTGACCACAGCTCCCCCAAAATTCACAAACTGTTTCGGGGTCATTAAGATTCTACAGTCTCTCCAATGTAGGTGGATAGCTTCAGAAACCTCTATCCTTAAATCATCACGGAAATGAGGTTGCTCTTTGGTATTAACTGATGCGAGTATTTCTTTAACGTCTCCCACTATACCTCCTCTCCGCACAAAGCCCTTAAGTTTCCAAAAGTGGAGTGGGCTTCGGGATATGTTGTGGCAAATTCTTCCTTCTCCGCTTCTGTCGATATATTTTTTATCCTACTTTCGTCAAAAATCCGTTCCGCTTCCCCAGTCCATGTCAAGCCCAACTTAGCTACCACTTCCTTTATCCTGTAAGGTTCTTTATATGAATCGGGAAACATAATCACCTGTGCTCCCCTTTCACTTAATAGATATTTAGTTGTATGAAAACTTTCTTTGTAATATTTTAATATTCTTTCTATATTCCAAGTAGGGTCATTAGAAGTGCTTTTCATAATATCAATCGGATGTCTTAACGAAGTAATAATTTTTACATCTGGAAAATTTTCCAGCAAGAGCAGTCCTAAATATTTCCAGACAGAATCATGTACCAAATGAACATTTTTGAAACCAAAGAAATGCCACCCATGTTTTGTAGCTTCTTCATTGTAAGATTTTAAAAATCTATCAAAATTTTCAACATGATTCTTTCTGTATTGTGAATGATGATAATCTTTATTATAATATGGGTTTCCAAATTCTTGCGCTAAGTGCATTTCATTTGTAATTGTGCATAAACCCCAATTTTCCCTAATCTCTCCAGCGGGGCAAGTGTAACCACAAGAGTTATTCCCCAACTCCATACCACAAGCATGTAAAATTCTCAAGAGAAGCCTTGAGCCTGTATGCCAGTGACTTAGAATCGCTATAGGTGTTTGTTTTGGCAGGGATAAATTATCCATCTACAATCTCCTTTTGAGCAATTATTAAAAAACCATTGCTACGTTCCCATTGCGATTTATCAGCAACTTCAATTCTGAAATCCGACCTTTCCTCTAAAGCGTCTCTTACTTGAAGCAAAGTAAATCCAGTAGTTTTCATTCCATTTGCTTTATAATTCCCACTATCATAATCCAAGTATGGTGTGTTAAAAATAATCAACCCCTCAGAATTAAGGTGATTGCAGAGGAAACCAACAAAACCATCCAGCTCTTCATATAAAACATGATGTAAAACATACCAAAAATGGATTATGTCGTATTTCTCAGGGAAAATATCAGAGTAACTATTAATTAAATGTCTATTTTTTATTTTTTTATGCACCAACGCATTTAGGGCTCTTGCTGATATATCGGCAAGGGCATACTCCTTCACAATATCTATAACCGCCCTCATTTGTCTTCCTTCTCCAGCGCCAATTTCTAAAACTTTTTTATCCCTAAAGATTTCAATATGCTTTTCAAAGGGGACTTTTACACTGTCTCCTTGTTTATATTCTATATATCTCGTATCCCAATAACTGCTTCTCTCGTTTAAATCTTTTAACATTTTTGCTCCCTTCGCATACTTTTATACCACCTGACTGTTTTTTCTAATCCTTCCCTAAGCTCTGTTTTTGCATTAAAACCAAACTCTTCCTGAGCTCTTGAAACATCAAGACATCTTCGTGGCTGACCGTCAGGCTTTGACAAATCCCATGTTACATCCCCATAAAATCCTGTAAGTTTAGCAATAAATCCCGCAAGGTCTTTTATAGACACCTCAAATCCAGACCCTATATTGACTGGCTCACCTTTATTGTATTTTTCAGTTGCAAGCACTATCCCTTCAGCAGCATCTTCTACATACAAAAATTCCCTTGTTGGTTTCCCTGTCCCCCAAATAGTTACTTTTGGATGAAACGGGTTCTCTTGAATGGCATTAATAAACTTTTTAATTAAAGCTGGGATTACATGGGAAGTGTCAGGGTCGAAATTATCTCCTATGCCATATAAATTAACAGGCAAAAGATATATCGAGTTAAAATTGTGTTGCTTTCTATATGCCTGAGACTGAACAAGAAGCATTTTCTTTGCAAGCCCGTATGGAGCATTTGTTTCTTCTGGATAGCCATCCCATATATCCTTCTCTTTAAAGGGTATCGGGCAAAACTTAGGGTATGCGCATATCGTCCCGATAGCAACAAACTTTTCTACGCCAAAATGATAGGCTAAATCCATTGTCTGTATCCCCATAACAAGGTTATCGTAGAAGAAACTGGCAGGGTATTCGCTGTTAGCTTTTATTCCACCGACAACCGCCGCAAGATGAATAACAATATCGGGCAGAAATTCATAAAACATTTGCCCACATTCTTCTTTGTCGGTGAGGTCATACTTCTCACTGCTCGGGGCTACGATGTTTTTACATCCACGCTCTTTGAGCTTTTTAACCACATAAGAACCCAAAAAACCGTTTCCGCCAGTTACTAAAACTGTTTTATTGTCCCAAAATTCCATATTACACCTTAAGTTTGTCGCAGTCGCTTTCGACCATTATCTCGCATAAGGCACGAAAAGTTACCTTCGGAGACCAATTAAGCCCTATCCTTGCTTTTGTAATATCAGCCTGAAGAACATCAACCTCAATAGGTCTAAAATATCTTGGGTCTATTTCTATAATAGTGTCCCCCTCTTTTACTGGACACTTATCCCGAGATACAAATTCAATAACTCCTTTTTCTTTTAAACCACTATTCCGCCACTCTATGCCGATACCGACATAATGAAACGCATATTCTACAAATTCCCTCACAGAATGGCTTTGTCCTGTGCCAATCACATAATCTTCAGGTTTATCCTGCTGTAACATCGTCCACATACATTCCACATACTCGGGGGCATATCCCCAATCTCTTTTAGCGTCCAGATTCCCGAGGAAAAGCCTTTGCTCTTTACCTGCAAGAATATTTGCCAGAGCCCGTGTAATCTTTCTTGTCACAAAGGTTTCCCCTCTCCTTGGAGATTCGTGGTTAAAAAGAATACCGTTACAGGCAAACATGTTATACCCATTCCGATAATTGACAGTCGTCCAGAAAGCATATGTCTTAGCAACAGCATAGGGGCTTCGGGGTGAAAAGGGCGTATCTTCGCTCTGCGGTGGTTGGGCAGAACCGAACATCTCTGACGAAGATGCCTGATAAAATTTTGTTTTTATCCCACTTCTCCTGATGGCTTCAAGAAGCCTTGTTGTGCCAAGCGCTGTTATATCGCCAGTATATTCTGGAATATCGAAGCTAACCCTTACATGGCTCTGAGCACCAAGATGATAAACTTCGTCTGGTTCAATGTTGTAAATTATGTTGGTTAACTGTCCTGCGTCGGCAAGGTCTCCATAATGAAGAAATAATTTTGCATCAGGGGCATGAGAGTCTACATATATATGGTTAATCCTACTGGTATTAAAAGTGCTCGCCCTTCTTATAAGACCATGAACAGCATAGCCCTTGGACAGAAGCAGTTCTGCTAAATAAGAACCGTCCTGTCCAGTAATACCAGTTATAAGTGCTTTTTTCATCTTATCTATTGTCCCGTACCTTATCAAGAATATGATTTATTAAAAAAACAGACAATTTATGCTGGTTGCCCTTTATCCATTTTCCATAAAGCTCAAAGCAGTTAGAGGATATATATTCATATTGCTCTTTTGTTATGTTAGTGGCATCTTTTAAATCAGAGAAATCTTCACTAAATGTAAGATAGTGTTCCCCATCTTTCATTTCAGGGAAGAACGACTGGTCGTTAATCCTTCTTGGGTAAAGGTTTATTGTCTTCATAGCGGCAGCTTCCCAGAAACGGGGCGGTGCAAGAATAGAGAAAGCCCATTTATAGTCACAATAAAATAAATATTGTTTGAGTATATTGTAGAGATTCGCATCAGCAAGTGGGCTTGAATTTAGAGCCCCCTCAAGTAAGCCTAAATTGATATCCCCATGATGTTTTTTAAAAATCTCTGCTGCTTCGTAGAAAAACGGGACACACTGGTTATTCCAGTGAGCCTTACCAGTTGTCTGTCCATTGAAATAGTCATCTGGTATAGGACTTGGTATTCTACAAGATGTTTTGCTCCCCCTATAGTGAGCAAGAGACATACCCCCATGTTCTTTCCATATCTTTCTACAGTCATCACAATACTGATGGACATAGTGCGTGGTAAAAAAACAGGAAAATTCATCAACCAAATGATGCTTTAAAAAATGCAGATACATTATAAATCTCTGATAGTGATGCCCGCCACGCACAAGGCATAGCTTCTTTCTACCTTCCCATGTTAAAGAGGGCACTATGTCGGGGTCTCGCCACATTACGTAGGGCAAAGAATGTAATCGCCCACTATTTTTAATAGTAGAATATGTCTGCCAGTGTTCATCTGAACAGAAAGGTCGTAGTCTCTTGGTAATGTGCATATTATTATCAATATACATTTCGTCAGAACTTTGAACCTCTTGGATGCCTGCCACTTTAAAGATTAAATCTATATCTAATATTTCCTTGGACTGTCCATACATGCTGTCAAAAGATGAATGGTCGTTAATATCAAAAGAGCATATAGTGTTACCATTGTTTTTAAGCTGTGATATTGTCACTGGAGTCAAGCGTATGCCATCAACCAAAACAATGGAATTCTTAACAGCCCGCAAGTCCGCAGCAATTTCAATCGGCGTTGTAGTCCCTTGCGAGTAATTAAGCAATGACATAAAATAAACCTGTTCCAGATAAATATTGACTGGCTTGAACATTACTATTTTTTTCATTTCACCGCCTCGATATTTAAGCTCATTAATATACCTTCGTCTTTATCCATATGGGGCAAATATGCCTGTGAATAATCATCATATTTAGAGTGCTCGGTTTTTCTCCAGTCCCATTCCCTGATGGTCTGGAAACCTACAACCTTTAAGCACTTAATCAGATACTCCCTGTCAAAAATAATATGGTGTGTATCAATCTGTATTTTTTGTCCGCCATACATTAAACCAAGGACTTGCTCTAATTCTCCAGTGCTCTGATAGTATCGGCAGATAGCTTTAAAATCGGGGACAGCCAACCTTAAGATTCCATTATGGATAAGCAGGTCTCTCCAGTGGGTAAGGACAGCGTATGTCATGTTTCTGTTGAAATGCTCGAGCACATGGCTTGCGTAGATTAATCTGAACGATGCTCTTGGATATGGAATAGTCATGGCACTACTGTATAAATCCACTTTGTTATCTGAGAAAATATCCAGATTAATCCAGTCGGGCAAATAGTTCTTCCCTGCTCCGATATGAAGCTTATCTATCATTTAGCTTTTTTCTTTTTCTTAGCTATGGTTTTTCTTTTGACGGGGGCTGGACACAATACTTTGTCAAATGCCTCTTTCATACAGAAATGACAGGCGGTATAAACCCCCCTTATATTCCATAAGGCTACTGTTGCCCCGCAGTAATCACATTTACAGCCCTCTGGTGCACCCGCAGTCCACTTCGAGGGATGATTCAACAGCCACTTAATATTTGACCACCAACGCTTTAAGGTCTCCATTTTATTTCTCCTATGGTATAGATTGTTTGCTATTGATAGCTTTTAATAAACATTTAATACTGCAAAAATCTGTTATATCATTCTGCCATCCGACTGAGTGCATGTAACTTTCAGCCATTCCCTTTTTCTTGAAACGTGGCTCATTAAGCCATACCCGTAATTGTCCACTTAATTGCAACCAATTTTCTTTTCTTTGTTGTCTTTCTTTTATTGCTTGTTTTTTACAAATATTACATAAAGTTATTTCTTTTTTCATTCGCTTTCCACCTTCCAATATTTTAAATACTCTTCACTCTCTTCTGATGCTTTCATACTCTTTTTCTTTTTATACCACTCCTGCCAATGCGGGGATGACATGGCATGTCCGACTTTAGCCTCGTTAATATATGTATCCTTAAACTGTTGGTCTACTTGCCAAAGCTCTTCACACATACCCGCAATGGATTTTAATCTTGCTTCGGTCTTAAGAAAACCAAAATGCCTGATGACTGGACTGCCCATATGAAGAAGCGGATTCTGGAAACCGCTTGGTCTCTCATGCACCATGCGCTCAAACCCCACATTCGGCAAGTTCCTAAAAAACCTCGGTTGCCAGTCGGGATGACTTCCAAGATTAGCTATCTGCTCTTCAGCGGACGGTTTAGTGAGTAACCCCCCGTCACGGGTCTCGACTATAGACATATCAAATGCTCTATAATGCTGTCTCGGAAGCCAGATTAAATCATGGTTTGATTCACACATCATCCCAAATTTCTTGACATCCGCTGGCAGTATCCGCTCGTCACCGTCAAGAATCAAAACCCATTTGCTTCTGGCTAAATGAGCTGTCAGGGTACGCATTCCACCATATCCGCCTACAAACATGGGATGTGTTATCTGATAAACCCTTGCCCCCAAAGACCTGCAAATTTCTATAGTACTATCCGTGCTCCCACTATCAACAACTACCCACTCGTTAATAACGCTTTTAACACAGTTGTAAACTGCTTCTGCGTTTTTTTCTTCGTCTTTAAAATTACAGCATAGTGTTATGGTTGACATTATTCTCCCTTTAAATGTCGGAGATAAGTATAGGGTAACTGGCTATAGTCTGCGACTTCATAGGTCACACCCTTAATAACTTCCTTGGATTTAATTCCAATCAATATACTTCTAATGTTAAAATTTATCCTGACATCATCTGTTAATTCAATTCCCTCTGGCAAATCTAACAACTCCTGTAATTTCCGAAACGGGATTTGGAGTAAACCCCTATATTCATTCCCCCCCAAGGTCGACCCCCACTGCATTAGATTCATCTTTTAATGCCTTAGTCATCTTTATCCTCCCCTTGGAAAGTTTAAATTTCTTCTTTTTTTCTACCTTACCCTTGTTCTCTCTGATTTCCTTATTGCGCTCCTTGTTTTTCTTTTTGTTCTCAGCAGTGCGTTCTGCCTGCTTTTTATATTTACCTGTTTGTTTGTTGTGATATGAGCGCCTGAGTTTTTTCCCGCTTCCGCCTGTTGCTAATTTACTCATTATGTCTCCTTGTCAAACTCCATTGTTGTTAGTGCCTGATATAATAATTCGCCCATAGTAGAAACAAATCTCTCATTATTATCTAATTCATCCTCACTCATAAAATGTAGTGCCCAATGGACTAACTCATGGCAAAAAGCATATTCTATTTGAGTCTGTGGTCTATGACTCCTTACTTTTTGTAGTAATATTTTCCCCTCTCTATATTTAACTAACCCTATGCAATCCTCTCTATCTGTGAGTTCATCCACAAAAACAACTTCTACTGTATGCCCTAACATTTTAAATCTATTTGGTATTTTCAAATAAGGTCTATCTCCTTAAATAGTTTTTGCCATATTTCCCTATGAGCTAAAACCCCATTGATTTCAAACATATTATCTGGTAAACCAAGGTAAATCCGCACTTTTTCATCACAACATCCACATTTAACCAAAACAGATGCGCTTTCTTTTTGCTTGCCCTTTTTCCAATAAAATCGGGGGACAGGACAACCATGTGTCGAATCTTTAGAAGGTTGCATCCCAATTTTCTTATTGTTTAGTATCTTGTCTATTTTTCTGGACATTTTACTCATTACCTTGAGCGAATTTACTCAATCGAATATTTCAAATCTCTTATCCCAAATTGTTTTATCTACTCTTCTTATATGCCCAAGCAACCCGCTATACAGAATAAATTTGTGCTCGGCTTCCTTTATTTCTTCTTCGGTAAATTTCTGTTCTTTTGGTCTCTTATCTTCCATTGCTTATTCTTCCTTTCTGCTAATAATATTCCTAAAACCAAACCTAATAAAAATATAAACAGATTAACTACTTCCATAATTTATATTGCCCACATATTTTTTCCACACCTTCCAAAATATCATCTGCGCTTCTTGCGACCACAACTTTACAGCCCTGCTCTTCCAGCTCACCTAAAAATTTCTCTTGGTAAGGTGAAAGCTTACCCTTTTCTGTCTTCACTTCAATAGGCAGGAATAAAACCATCGCACCCTCTTTTTCGAGAATATTATAAATCCGCTCTATTAACATATCTGATGTGCCCATATAGTGTGTGCTCACTTCATCTGTTACCATTTTTTTAAACTCGGATTCTTTTATCTTTCTGACTGCCATTAAATCGGGGATGCCTTTTTCACAGCCGAGCATTTGCAGATTATTCCAGACCCTAAAATTAAGCACTCTCAATATCTGTTTCACATCCCGCTTAATCATCCCTTCGGGAGTCAGCTTTCTTTGCATGTCACTTCCAACCTTCCACTTCAGCCTTCTTAATCACTGCCTTAACTAAACCCCAAGCCCCCGATTTTTTACGTGGAAAATCTTTAAGATACACATGGCATATCTTAGATAAATCCTCACTATAAAAGACTGCTGTATAGTTGCCTTTTTCTGGAGAACCTGTCATGTCGTTAGCAATAACGCCATAACCCAATCTTCTTCTTTTTTCCTCGTTCCCATGCGGGAGCAGGTTAATAACCACTTCCACCATATTCTTCTCCCTGAGCTAATGACTTAAACCTTGTGTATTCTGGTTGCCATTGCATCTTTACTGCGCCTGTTTTCATATGTCTACCCTTGGCGAAAATACACTCTGCCTCGTTAGTGTTGTCGATATCTTTTTTGTAATAAGCGTCCCTGTAGAGAAAAATCACACTGTCAGCATCCTGCTCTATCCCCCCCGACTCCCTTAAGTCCGAAAGGAAAGGTCTCTTATCGTCCCTTGCTTCGCAACCACGGTTTAATTGAGCAAGACAAATAACCGCCACGTCATACTCTTTCGCAATCTGCTTCATTGTTTTGCTGATTTCTGCCACTTCCACTTCTCGACTTCTATTTTTCTGTGCAGGGGTAATTAACTGGAGATAATCAATAGCCACAAGTTTAATCCCGTAATCTTCAACCATACCTTCGACATATTGCATAATGCGGTCAATTGTAATAACCCCGTCAAAGCAGTAATATATCGGGAGCTCCGCCAGCTTGCGAGTAGCCTGAACGAAATCCTCACCATAATCTTTTATAAACCCCTGATTTAAAGAAAGAGAGGGGATTTTACCAATATCGGATAAATGCCTTATCCCAATTTCAGTGCGTCCCATTTCAAGCTCAAACACCCCAACTGGATGACCAGCCTTTGCAACATTAAGCACAATGTTCCCCATAAAAGCACTTTTCCCCATGCCCGGACGACCTGCGACTATAATTAAATTGGTCTTCTTTATCCCGCCCATTGCTTTATCAACATCGTGGAAACCAGTAGGCATACCAACTATATGATTAGGGCTCTTTGAAATTTCTTCGACATATGTAGAAGTTTCTGTGGCAAGTTCCCTCGCAGTTATAACTCCACCTACCGTTCGGGTTTCTTTTAATCCTGCCCTGACAAAAGCCTTAAGCTTATCCACATCAGCATCTTCAATGTTAGAGATTACATCTATCGCTGACCGCATAAGGGCTCTTCTTTGCGACTTCTCTTTAACAATGCCAGCATGAGTTTTAATCTGTGCCGAAGTCGGCATTGTATTTGTGATAGATGATAGATATGTAGCTCCGCCAATTTCTCCGATATTACCTTCTTTAGTCAGTAGGTCTGTCATCGTTAGTAAGTCTATTGTCTCCCGCCTGCTTTTAAGCACCTGCATAGCCCTGTATATTTTCTGGTGAGCAGTTTTATAAAAATCATCGGGTGTAAGACCAATTTTTTTAAATGATTTATCATCAATTAAAATAGCGCCTAACACACTCGATTCTGCATCCAAGCTGTGCGGTGGTATTTTCCCATTCATTTAGCCCCCTGAACATAATCAGGAATCTTTAAGTCATACAGGGTTAACACTTTATTTAAATTGTTTATTTTTCTTTCATCGCCAGAAGCTAAAATGTGAGTCGCAATATTCAGCTTAGAGCATATGCGGTCTGTGCACTTAAAACAAAACTCTGAAAATTTCACTTCACATGTTTTTGTCATTTCGCCCTCGCATTTATATCAGCTTCAGTTAAATATTCATGGTAAGGTGGTTTTTCGGTTTGTTTCCCAACATCTACTTTTTTAATCCAGTTGTTTATAAAAAGTATAAAATTCTTGACAGCTTTTATATCACGCCATTGCTTCATCTTTTGGAATTCGCCAACAATATCAACATTGGGATATCCCTGTTTGAGTGACCCCACAAATGTTGTGTCGGCTTCAGCTTCCTCAATCGTTTTATAAGCATACCCAGTTTCTTTGCGCCCTTTTTTATTGTGAGCACTCCCATTACCGTAAATTTTCCTGTAACGCTTCCATATTGTTTTCAGTTTTAGTGGATTAGATGAATGGTATTTTCTGGTTAAATAATCCCCTGCAAAATCAACCCAATCATGGACTTTCAGGTCTTTGTCTATAAAGCTACCCGTCAATGCCTTTAACAACTCCCCCCCTTCGCCTTCCCATTCTGCTCCTGCTTCGATGATATCGACCTTAAACTTCGACAAATCACCATCTTCCGCATATTTCAAAGTCCATATCCAGAGACACGTTAGATGCCCGATTAGCTGTGCCTTTGACACTTGCAAGTCTCTACAGACTAACGTAATTTTCGGATGCCCCGATAGTTCGGGCATTATTTTTATCCACGCCATATATCCACCCCCTTTAGAGGTTTAGAATGGTTCTGCTTCCGTTTTTTCTTCTGGTGGTGTTTCGGCGCTCAAGTCTTCGTCTTTCTTTTTAGACTTAACAAACCTAAAGTCCCCCACACTGATTTTTGTTTTTTCCCTCTTGTTCCCCTCTTTATCTTCCCACGTTGATTGCGTTAACCGACCAGTGACATGAATAGCATCGCCCTTCTTGAAATATTCTGCTATAGTTTCGGCAGTCTTCCCCCAAGCCACACAACCTATAAACGACACATCTTCCTTGTCTTTATATCTAAAATTTGTTGCTACCGTAAATTCGACTACGGGGCTTCCGTTGTCTCTGTATCTTAGTTCGGGGTCACGGACAAGATGCCCCGCCTGAATCGCTAATGAAAAATTCATATTATTCTCCTTTCTTTCCTTTATGTAGCCCACTGCTTGGTGCAGGTGGCATAAACCCATGAGCTTTAACAAGCTCCATAGCTTGTGATGTGGAAAACCCCTCTTTTTCAAGGGATTGTTTATAAGACCAACAAAGCTTTGCTTGAAGTCCAGTAAATTCTCCAATAAAAGCTAAATCGTCCTTAAACTGTTGTATCGTTACCCTGTTCTGTGCTTCACGTATTGAACGATTTGCAAATTCATTATTTTCCCTCGGCATTATCGTCCCCTTTTTCTGTAGTTTTGGCTTGTTCATCCGCCATCCATACCAGTTCTTTTTCCAAGCTGTCTTCATAGACTTTCTTTGCATAAGAAAGGAAAATAGCATAAGCCACTTCCTTTTGAGCATCTTCCGCAAAATTTATTCCCTTAGTCATGCGCTGTTTCTGTTCATCTGAAATTAGCCAGTAGTCTTGGTTTTGAAGATGCATCACCGTTTTCCAAATATCATCAAATCTCACAGAAGCTTTCACGGGTCTTTCCATTTCTGTGCTATCAGGATTAAATTTACTTGACTCGTTCTGGTATATTTTGAGGATTTTTACTTTGAACATTATTTTTCCTTTTTCTTGCCTTTTTCATCGGGGTCTTCGACATCGACATCGCAGATATGAATATCTTTTATGCCATATTTTGTCTTGGTATCTTTCTTCACCCCCCTATAAATCAACCTACAGTAATCCCCCGCCACAACTTCTGCCATCGCATTGTTGAGAACAGTGAAACCATAGACCGCATACTCACTACCTTCATCGTCAGTAAAATGATGATGAAGCTGTTTTCCAAACTTACCGTCAACCTCTTCACTTTTGATAAACGTGCCAGTGTGAGGCACATCTTTCTCCTTTGTAATATCAATTTTTCTAATCCCTATCCTTCTCCAAGCCATCTTGCCCCCCCATATTAAGTTTTATTGTTGTGGGCATTTTAAATACCCTCGGTGTTAGATTTTTGTTTTCGGCAGACCAAAGCTTCCTGCTCGGCAGGAAACCTTCTTTGAAATCCTCCCTCATTTCCTCTCTTGTAGAAAAGTTCATCTTCCACCCCTGCGCTGTTTGAGCCTGAGTGTGCAGAACAAAAGCACCTTCGACTTTAATGCCATGAAGCTCTTCCGTACTGTTTACGTAATCCGACAACTGGTAACGATGTATGCTCCCTGTCGCCTTACCAGTTTTTATATCGCCTATGTAATTGCCCTCTTTGATTGTTATTTGTTTTGCAAGTCCGATATTGTAAGTCCCGCCCTTGATAAACCAAGGCAGGTCAAGCGTCCCTGCGCTAAAATGTTTAATCGAATACACGGTAGTCTCGGGCTCAAAGAAGGGGGTGGGTCTTATCTCGTTGAAACATTTTGCAAAACGTAAAACTTGTATCCATTCGTCCTGAGTGAAATCACTTGCCGAAAGCGTTTTGCCTAATTGGAGTTTATAATCTCCTTCGTGTATCCTTGAGCCCGATTCCGCCGCTTTTGCTGATACAAAATCTGCTTTCTCATTACCTAAATCCCCACGCCAGTGGTTTAGCCAACGCTGATTAACAATGCCAAGGACAGTTGTCGTTGACGGTATATAAACAAACCGCTCCTTGCCCTCTTTGTATATTGTTGCATTATGGCTTTTCTTTAAAGCGGTTGCCTGTTTAGCGCTTACTGGTATTTTGTAGAAGCGACTGTCGAAATATTCTACTGTTTCATATTTCATTTACATGCCCTTATAAGTCAGCGTGTTCATCCCTGTATTTAATTTCCTCGATAGCGTTCTGGTATATCTCGTCAGGGTCTTCCGATAACCACTGGCTGTGTGCATATGCTATCTGGTCATAAAGGTTATCCATTTTTAAAAACTCTCCCAAACGGGAAGCCTAAAAAGTTTCTGGATGAAAAAGAAAGAAACGTAACTTGTTTCAGGGCATTCTCTCAGCTTTACGCCTTCGAGTTCCGACCTTACTCCCTTGACTCTTGCGCTCTTAACGGTTTTAAGCCTTGTTGACTTGACGCTTAAACCTTGAGCCTTTAAAGTAGTTATCCACCAATTTGTTCTGACTCGTAAGTGGCAGAACATAAGGTTGATAGGCTGACTTATACAGTCAATTAATGTGTCATCATATCGCTGATTACTTGCGCTTTCTTTTGCCAGTTTTTATCTCCGCTTGTAGAGTTTTAGGTTTATAGAACACTACACTTACTATGTTTGTAATTCAGTTACTGCATTAACGACTTCGAGTTTAGAGTCAATAGTGGAAGGTTCGTTATCGTAAATCTCCACCTTTTCGTCCCTTGTCTTCGGGTCATAGCATCTGACAATTTTAATTTCTTTTAACTCGCCAGTGGACTCCTTATGGCTTGTTTCCCTTAAACCCCTGTCTGTAAGTCCCTTCCACGCATTTCTCTCGTCGTTTGCTAAATCCCTGCGCCTGTGTATCCACTCAGCAATGGACTTCTCAACGCCTTTGCCATTAAGATTAATTGTGACCATAGTATTGATATTGGTTTTCTGGATTGTGATACGCAGATTCAGCACTTCCTTTAACACATCGCTATGCGCCTGTAGCCAGTCCTGCACCTGACGCTTTTGATTCTCATAGACAGCAGTTTCGGTGGAAAGATAAGCTGAGTGATGTTTAATTTTATCCCTTAAATCCTCTGCTTTTTTCTGCAACTCTTTGATTTTTTTAAGACCCTCGATTATTTTCATGCTTTCCCCCTTTCGAGACTGACGTTAAAATATGGTTTACGGTATCTGACTCTAATCGGCTTCATTGCACCGACTATTCTTTCGTTGACTGTTCCACGATAGCAGTCTTCACAAGCGACATACCTACAATGTCCATTTGCCATTTTATAGCTCTGCCTTTTAACGCAAAACAGTCTTTCAATGTTCGCAGAGAGCGATTTACATCTAAATGTCTCTTTGCCCCTATTCATTTCCTTTTACCGAGCCAAGCTTCATGTTTTTATTAAGGTAATCAATCACCCACAGGTCTTTACCTCTCTTAGAGGCAGGCGAAAGCATAATGCCCTCTGAGGTTGTAAATGTTTTTTTCTGGCAGATTAAAAGTTTAGTTTCTGCTGAAAGTGTTGGGGTTTCACCCCTTCTGTCTTCAAATGCAAACAACCAAAACAGCCCCAAAGCAATTACACCAGCAAAAAAGCCTATCCATAAATCTCTTCCTTTCATATTAGCCCCCTTTTTTTATTACTTCTTCGATTCCACAACCTTCTTCATCTTCCCACTTCTGCCAAGCATCACCGACATCCATTTGTAATTCGAAGGAACTCTCAATCCCCTGCTCTATGTCTTCCGCCATCAGTCCCCGAGCTAAGGTTTTAGCCTGTCCTACAGAGTCGCACATCAGTTCCCTATGCTTAAGGACAGGTGAAAAAGTACCCTCGATATGTCTATTGTGTATAAGCTTAAACTTATCCATTCCTGCATATCCTTTTTACAACTGGATAAGTCCAATCGTCTATATATCCCATACAGTTCTGGGCAGTTTCCCACATTTTAAAGACACCTTTTTTAGTAAATGTTGAATTACAGAAAACCCTATCTTCTTCCTTTTCCACGTATTTCATAAACCCTTCCTTGCATCTAAAAACCAGACCTTCATAATCATACTCTCCGTCTACTTTCTTTAATGTGCCCCGCATGTTATAACAGCTCTCGCAAGTTTTCTTTGCCATGCTACCCCCTTTGGTTTATCCGTTCCATTCAAGTGTGAGTTTTACTTTCTTTTTCGGTGATGGAGATATAAGATTTTCTTTTTCAAGCGCCCTTTCAATAAGCAAACACCCCTCGCAAATTTCGGGCGTTAAATGAAAATCTTTAATCACAATTTTTATTTTTGCCATTTAATAGTCTTTTATATATCCCAATGAGCTTTTGCTTTTATTAATTTCCCGTTTTGACGCTCTTTAAGCTTTCTAAGCTGAAATTACTATAAATCATTATAATAACAATGTCAAGCAAAATGTTCCATAATATCGCTTAAGAAAAACCTTCTTGGTCGGCAGAACGCTTTCATAGCTCCTGCGTGTTTATTGACCCACCACTTTGAATAACCCCTATCAAGGAAATATTTATCTGTAACAATTTTTTCCTCGTCAAATATCATAAAAACAGTATCCCTAATATAATTATTGCCCAAAGAACAAACCCTACTATTAAACCGTAAACCATCCCCCGAGCAGGAGCTAATTTATCTTCCTTCATCCTGTCCCCCATTACCAAGTAACAGCTTTATGGTTTCCCTAAGTATCTCGATACGCTTTTCCTTTTCCTGAGTCCCGAAACCCAACAAAATCCGCATGGATTCTATAAGCGTGTTTAAATCTGGTTCAAGTCTTAGCTCCTTCAAGTTCAGCGATAGCCTGAAAGCACCCTTGAGAATCTCGACAACCCTGACCGTCTCACCAGTTGGATAGATTTGACAGCCCGAGTAAGCAAGCATCATATGTATCTCTTTTTCAGCCCACCCCGTGTGACCATTTATCCGCTTAGATAACTCCGATGCGTTTAACCCTAAAACGGACGCCAGCACCTCCTGACTGCCTGCTTTATAAATTGCCCTTTGGACTAATTCAAATAAATTCATACCCTTCATGCCCTACCCCCTTGTTTGTTTTATTTGCCTCCAGCCAGTAAAAGAAATTTACAGAAATTTAATTTTCTTCCACTTTCTCCCTAAAAATGGTAAAAAAATATACATACCCCCGCTACATCCCCCACTGATGATTGGGGCGATAAAGGGTTTTAGGGAACATAACGAGGGTAAGACAAAAATTCGGTTCAGACTTATAGTTTTAGTATATTTCATTTTGCTATAATTTTATGTTAACACACCTAAATATCAATGTCAAGCAAAAAGTGAATCCTGTAAATATTAAAACGATTACCTTTAAAAAACTATGTAGCTGAAATTACTATAAATCATTATAATAACAATGTCAAGCAAAAAGTTATTAAAACTGTATAAAGCCGAATGACATGTTAGGCATTTCTGTATATATCTTTTCAAAAGACTAATATGGTATAAATCATATGATAAAAATCATATGATAAAAATAATCGAAGGGATAAAATGAGAATATGCAGGCTATAGATATTAATAAAATCATGGGGGAAAACCCTGACCAACACTTAATAATCACCCGCCTTTTTTTTCACCCACCTTTTGCTTGACTATGTTATTGAATAGTGCTATCTTTTATTAATAGCTAAACACCTATAGGCTTATATGCTAT